TTCCGGGCAGCATGCTCCGGCCGACTCCGGGCATCATCCGGGTTCATGTATTCCCACGCGGGCCAGTCCTCGGCAATGTCCGGAGACTGAAATTCGCTCCAGGCACCCTCGTTGTAAGATGTCGCCGCCGCGGTCCGAAAGATTGCCTCTGCCCGGCCCGGATTTGCCAGCGTGACGCCCGCAGAGTCCATGAGTTGCTGAATCATCTCCGGACCGGACAGCTGGTCGGGAGTCCCGCCCCGTTCCAGAAAATCCGCGATGGCGTTCTGCACCTGCTCGGTCAGGGATTGCTCCGTGATCTCCGCGACCGTGAACGCGCGCCGCCGGATCTCCCGGGGCCAGTCCTGCACGTCAATGGCCAGCATCGGCACGAGGCCGCGGAAGTAGGCAAGGGCGGCCTCCGGGCTGAGCGGCGGCACCCCGCCCGCGAACGCCCGGAATTCCGCAAAGTTGCGGTATGCATCCGTCATCTCGCGAATCCGGGCGCGGCCGAGCAGCTCCGCCGCGGCGGTGACGCCGGCCAGGGCCTCGGCCACGCGGTGGACCTCGGCGTCGGAGAGCAGACGGGCGGGCAGGTCCGGGCCCTGCTTGAGGGCACGGCGCAGGGCCGGGGCCAGGGCAGCGGCGAGAGCTTCCTGGCCATGCTGCATGGCCTCGGCGAGAAGCGCCTTCGCCTTCTCGCCCTCACGGCCGGGCAGGGCGACGAGATCAGCCGTAGGGGTTGGGCCTTCGGGAGGCGGCTCCGTGAAAGGGCAAACCGCCCGCACCTCCGGGCGGGGCGCCGCCGCCGGCCGGGGCGGGCTTCATCGCGTCCTCGGGCGTGGCGGCCAGCTGGCGGCCGTAGTAGGCAGCCCGCTCCTTGCGGCTGAGCGGGAGCGAGAGCTTGTTGACGAGAATGTCGTCGAGGTTGGCACTGGAGAGCAGGTCCTGGTCGTTGACGCCGCCCACCGTGGCCCGGGGCGGGGCGGCGTCGAGGAAGTTGACCGCGGTGAGGAGGTCCCAGATCGGTTGCGAGGCGGCGGCCACGGCGGCGGCCAGATCCCACGAGAACAGCTCGGCCGTGCTCTTCTGCGTCTGGGCATTCCCGCGCGGATCCGTGGTGGTGCTGCCCGAGGTGATTGACTGCAGGAACGCCCCGTTGATCGAGAGAAAGATTCCCTCGACCAGTTTCTCCCAGCACGCCTGATGCGCCGCGGCGCCGCCGAAAGCCGCATCGACAAACTTGATCGTGGTGCCGTCGGGGTGGACGACCCAGGTGCGGGATTTGAGGTCCGCCATGTGCGCGGTCAGCGCATCGCGGGCCGCCTCGTCATTGGCCGGGTAGGTGCCCTCCGCGAACGGCTGGCCGAACTTCTCAATCCCGATCAGCCACAGCCGCTGCAGAATGTCCTTCGCGACGAAGAGGTTGTACGCGGCGTGCAGGTCACTCGTCGGCCTGCCGAACAGAGGCAGGTTCTTGAAGACGACGAACCGTTCCGGGCTGAGGCTGGCCCAGCCCTCGGACGTGGGGCCCCAGACGGCCGCGACGTTGCCGAACGCATCTTCTTCGATCTGGGCATCTTCCTTGGCCTTGAGAACCTTCAGGGTGCGCTTGCCGCCCCAGCGGCCGGGCCGCTCCGGGTCGTCGCGCAGCACCACCTCGCACACGCAGCGGCCGTCCACGAGGCCCGCGATCAGGATCTCCTGGGTCATGAGGCGGGTGCCGCCGTCCTGGCGGTCGGCACAGAAGAGATTGAACGCGGCCACGTCCCGCGACCGCGCATCCTCGGCGTCCGCCGCCTGCATCTGCCACGGCAGCGACGAGACGGAGAAGAGTTTGGTGAGCAGGGCAGGCTTGATATGCGGGTCGCGCATCATGTCGCGCAGGCCGCGGCGGATCGTCGCCGTAATCGGGGCGCCATAGTCCCACCACGCAGGTCCCCTTATGGTGGCGCTGCGCCCCCCGTGCGCAAGAAGTTGTTCCTGCGCGAGAGGTCTTCGCGCTGCCAGCGGTGGCTCAGGAAAAGTAGCAGGCATGGCCCGTCTCCCCTCCCGCGGTCCGCCCGAAATTCCAGGCGACCCCGCTCAAAACAAACAACCTTGCAACGATACTTAAATTACCCGCCCGCCCCGTCCAAAACAAACAGCCTTGTCACGATACGGAAGACGGGGCAGTGAATCCGGGCGCCGGCGGGGTCAGACCTCCTCGCGGAGTTCAGTCATGAGCCGCTCCGTCTCCAGGCCGAACTCCTGGCCGAGGGCGCGCAGGCTCAGCTCGACGAGCCGGGCGGCCCGCTCGCGCTCGCGGATCGTCACGTCGCGCAGCACGTCGAGCAGGTAGTCGAGGTCGTCGGCGGGCAGGCCCTGCCGGCGAGCGTACAGGCGCAGACGTTCATCGGGTGGGATCATGAGAGCACCAAAGGGATACGAGGCACGGGTCAGCCGCTCCACGAGGTACAGGGCCAGCAGCACCACCAGGACGAGGCCGGCGGCGATGGCCTCGGCCGTCACCGGGTCGCCCCGCGGGCGCGCAGCTCGTCGGCCACGGTGCGGCCGGCGCGCGCGGGCTGCGGTCCGGGCACGGGTGGATGCGCCCGCGGCCGCGCCGCGTTGGCCAGGGCGAAGGCGACCGCCCGGTCGTCGTGCTGCCCCGGCGGCGCCCGGAGCGTGTTACCGTCCACGCTCGCCAGCTGGGCAAACGTGGCGAGGCTGTGCGTCGTCACCTCGCCGTTGCGGACCGCCTCGGCCAGGCGGTCGAACAGCTGCGGCTTCGTGAGCGTGCTGGTCAGCCAGCCTTCCCGGCCGTCCGGGCCGGCGAGGCGGCGCACCCGCGGGGCATTCTGCCGCAGCCAGGCCAGGACCGCGTGACCGTGGTTTTGCCGCTCGACAAGGGCCGGCGCCCAGTGATACCATTCGCTGATCCGGGCGATGGATGCGGCGAGGACCGCCGGCTCAATCTTGCCCGCCAGGGCCGCGCATTCGTCGCCTGTGGCCACGTCGAGCACCTCAATGGCTGAATCATCGCTGCCCGGATTCCCCTCGGCAGGATCGACGCCCAGGACGTAACGGCGACCGGGCACGGGCAGGGCGTGGACTTCCAGGCCGGGCAGGGCCGGGGCGCCGGGCGGCAGCGGCAAGGGATCGCGGGCGGTGTGGCACGCCTCCAGCCAGGCAGCGGGAAGGCGCTTGTCCAGGGTGCGTGGACTGAGGGCCTCGGCCTCCGTTGCGGGGTACTGCTCGTGCAGGTCGTCGAGGCTGCCGGTCCGGGCGAGCACGTCGCGGCGCTGGGCCTCGTACCAGACGGGCGTGCGCCGCGGGTCGGCCGTCCACGGGGCGAACCGCGCGCACCAGTCGTTCGTGCCCGCCCGCGCGGCGCGGTAGACCCGTTTGAACGGCGATTCGGGTTGCGATTTGTCCGCGCGCGAGAGGAGCACCATCCGGCCGCCCGCGTCGATGGCTGGTTTGACAGCCCGGACGAGCCGGTCCAGATCGGGCACGAGGTCGGCCTCGTCCACGAGGACGAGCGAGCCGGTGTAGGAGTCGCCTGCCGTGGTCGGGAAGGCGAGGGCGCGCGAACCGGACGGCAGGCGCCACTCATGACCGTTACTGGGATCCGCATCCCCGGCACGCATCCAGGGCGGCAGGCGCGCGTGCATGCCGCGCAGCCGGGAGAGCAGGTCCGACGCCTCGCGGTCGCGGCGGCTGAACAGGAGCACGGTGGCGACGGGCCGCAGGAGCAGATCCCAGAGGGCCAGGGCAAGGCATAGCCAGGTCAACCCGATTTGCCGGGACTTGAGAAGGACAACGAGGCGGTGGTCTTGCAGGGTCCGGGCGATCTCCCGCTGGGCAGGCCAGAGACGGAAGGGCGCCCAGGCGGCCGACTCGCCCTCGCCGACGAGAATCTGCCCGTGGGTGTCGGCGAAGTGGACGAGGTCATCCTGGCAGCGGTCCACTTCCGCGAGGGCTTCCATTAGCTTGCGGCTGGGCCTCGCCATTTCGTTTCGCCCTCTGCAGCGCCTCGGCCATCTGCTCCAGCGTGAACGGCAGGGGCGCGTCGGGGTCGCCCTGCAGCTGAAGTTTCTTGCCGTACTCGGTGCCGTACTTGCGCTCAAGAAACCAGGCCGACGCCTGCCAGCGCTCGGCGGCGGCCGAGACGCGGCGGAGATGATGCAGCTTGCCCTGAACTGCGGCGCTCTTTATGCCGCTGCCGAATTTCTCGTCTTCCGCCTTGGCCCGACGAAAGGCGGCGAAGGAAATTCCCGCACAGAGGAGGGCCTCGGCCTGAGACAGGCCGAGCCGAATCATCTCGATCAGTTCCGCCTTGATCCGCGGCGTGACCGTCGGTTTGGGTCCGCGCTTGGCCACCGCGCACCTCCTTCCAGGCGTCAATCTCGCGCGCGGCGGGTGGTGGCAGGGAGAGCGGACGGGACGAGTTCCTTGAGCAGGCGGATCACGTCGGGGCAGGCGGCGGCGAGGGCGCGCCAGAGGACGGGGCGACGGACGCCGAAGGGAAGGGCGAAGGCGCGCAGGGGCAGGGCAGGCTCAGCGGCGTGAAAGAGAGCGCGGCGCTGGGCATAGCGACGGGCCAGCTCGTCGATCTTGCCCGGTCCGGGCGCGAGCGTGGGGCAGGGCTCAGGGTCGGGGACGGCGCCGGGACGGTCGCGGCGGTGCTGGTCTTCCGTGCCGAGACCGACGTGGCAGCGGCCGGTGTGGGGATAGAGGTGGCGGACGCCGGGATCGATGCAGCCCTGCTCCGATCCGTGACACCGCCGGCAAAGCCCGCGCTTGGCACGAAGAGCGGAGCGCAAGGCGCCGCAGTGACGGCAGCGGACCAGCGCGGCGGCGCTGGAGCGGGGCATTGACGGGCCCTCCCGCGCGGGGTAGGATGGGGCGCGGGATGGGATGGGTGTTTCGGTCGAGGGCTCCCGGGGTTTTCCGGGAGTCCTTTTTTATTTTAACGTCCGGGCGGCGGCATGTCACGTGCCAGGAATTCCAGCGCCCGGGGCCAGTCCTCAAAACGAGCGTCGGCCAGGGCGTGAAAGCAGTTCTCCGCTGGCCCCACGACCACGAGCCGCCTGCCCAGCGCAAGGGCGTAGCCGTACTCGACGTGGCGGCCGCCCCGCCGGCCGCCGGCCGCCTCTCCCGCTTCGGTAAAGCATACCAGCACGTCCGCCACGTCCAGGTCGGCCAGGTCGGCACGGGCGTAACGGGTGAGGTAGCCTGGATCGCGGATAGCATCGTCGTCCGTGCTCGTGAGCCAGCGGCTGACGACGACCAGACCGGCGGTCGCGGCCTGGTCCGCGTACCGCCGCAACTCCTCCCGCCGCCCCCACCGGCCGCAGAAGTAGACGTTCATTCCTCGCCCCCCAGGAAGTCGAAGACCGTGGCCTGCTCCGAGTCGGGGGCGGCCTCCTTCAGGACAGCCGCCTTGAGGTTCTTGACGGCCTGACGGTAGTAGGTCGGCTTCAGCTCGATTCCCACGCCGCGGCGCCCCAGCGTGACGGCTCCGTAGACCTCGCTGCCGACGCCCATGAACGGCGAGAGGACCGTCTCGCCAGGGTTCGTCCACAGAACGCAGGCCCGCTCGATTACGTCCAGTTGCAAGGGGTGCATGTGCCGTTCGTCCTCGGCGTCGCGAACGTTCTTGTAGGGCAGCACCCGGTCCAGCCGGATGTCGTCCCAGAAGCAGCTGGCGTAGTGCCGCCATATCCAGTGACTGAAACGATTCTCCGTCTGCTTGCCGCGGTGGTTGCGGTAGCGGTGCAGCTCCGGCGGTATCTCGCGGGAGCCAGCATAACTCAGAAGTCCCCGCGGGTGTTCGACCGGGACGGGGTTCTTGCCGCGCCTGCGGAAGGGCAGGAGGTAATCGGCCGACGCCACCGTAGAGAGGGTCGAGTCCTCGACGATGGTCCGGTGGGCGAGAGACTTGAGCATGGTCCGGTTGCGGACCTCTAGGGGCTCCTTCCAGATCGAGATCCGCGGCAGGTAATCGAACCCATGCCGCTCATGCAAACGAATGATATCCCCGGGGAAGTCCTGATAGCCGCAGTAGTTCGCCCCATCCCGGGGAACATCCATGCAATGGACGGCACAGATTCGCCCCGGCATCAGCAGGCGGCCAATCTGGGCCACGACGAATTCGTAATGCTCGAAAAACTCCTCGTAACTCCGGGCGTTGGAGAGGTCACGCTCCGAACTGCTGTAGTGGAACAGTCCCGCAAACGGCGGGCTGTAGATGATGAGATGCGCTGACCCGTCAGGCAGATCGGGCAATACCTCACAGCAATCGCCGTGATAGGCAGCGTAGCGGTCAGTAATTTCCTGGTCTAGGAGAGCCATGCCGGTACCTCCGTCGTCCTGTTACCGTAGACGGCCCGGCCGATGCCCTGGGCCCTGCCCACGAGTTCCACCAGCCGGGAAAACATCCGGTCCACCTTCTCCTCTTTGGTCTTGAGATTACCCAGGACACCGACCATTCCCGGCGTCGTCACAACGTCCACCGTAACTTTCCGGATCTGGCCGAACCGCCAGCAGCGGCGGACCGCCTGATGCCACTGCTCCCACGAGTGCGACGGGAAGAAGGACATATGGGCGCAGTGCTGCCAGTTCAGGCCAAAGCCGGCGATCTTCGGCTTGCTGACGAGCGCCCGGATTTGGCCGCGGGCGAACGCCTCGAAAATCTCTTCCTTCTTGTCGTCGGGGTCGGTCCCGGATATTTCGACGGCACCGGCCACAAGCCGGGCGAGAAGCCGGCCCTCCTCATTGAGATAGCACCACGCCAGAGCGGGTCTATCGTGGTCGAGGAGGGCGGCCACCTTCTTGCACCGGCTATGGATCGTACGGCGCAGTTCTTCCCGCTCCTCCGCCATCGTGGCCGCCGGGGTGTCAAACAGGTAGCCAGGTGGCGGACCGTCCGGCGTGATGACGTGTTCGTGAGTCACCAGCTCCGGGAGCGTGAAGCGGGAGTCGTCGAAGTTGCCCAGGTCGGAAGGACGCCGGGCCGCCCGCGCCCAGCTGCAGACCCACTGCCAGAAACTGGTCTGGGCATGACCCTTCATGCGGTACTGTTCCCGCCCCCAGCCGATGGTACCGCGGTCGGCGAGCTTCTTGACGAAGAAACGAGTCAACATGTCCTGGTAGCCCAGCTCGCCGAGGGCCTCGCTCGACGTGCCCAGCTCGACGTAGTCGTTGGGCGCCGCGGTTGCGGTGCATAACAGGCGGTAGGGAAGGGTACGGAAGAACTCCGTCACGATAGCCCGGCGCTTGCCATTGAAATTCTTGAGAATCGACGACTCGTTGGCGACGGCCCCGGCAAAGCCGGCCGGGTCGAAGTGGTGCAGCCGTTCATAGTTCGTCACGACGACGCGGGCGCCAGACGGAGGCTTTCCGTCGCGGGAGCGGACCGCCTCAACCCGGAACTTCTCCGCCTCGCGCAGGGTCTGGTCGCAGTCCCCCAGCGTGGTCACGGCCAGGACGGGCCGCCCTGTATGCCGCACCACGTTCTCGGCCCAGACAAGGAACATGGGCGTTTTGCCCAGGCCGCACGAGGCAAAGATGGCGGCGCGGCCGCGGCGGACGGCCCACTCGACGAGATGCCGCTGAAAGTCGAAGAGAAAGTCGGGGAGCCAGGATGGCTCGAAGCCACAGGCCGCACCGGCCTGCGAACGGCGACGGAGGAAGGCCGCATAATCGCGGCGCCCTACCGGCGCAGGATCCGGGAGTGTAAATTGACGGGACATGCTGGCCTCCTGGGGCCGGGGTGTAGGGCCCGTCGGCGGGGTAACGGCCCGCCGCTCGGGCCTGTTTATTGTAAGCATTGTTCAATTTCTTTCCACATGGAAGGCCGCCAGAGGACGGCCCGCAGACCGGCGGCCCGAAGCGCCGCAAGCCAGATTTCCTGGCCGCGCGTCAGCTTGCCCCGGTCGGTCTTCAGCTCGGCGAAGAGAAGCTCCCCGCCCTCAAAGAGCGGCCCGGCCCGGCACAGTACCAGATCGGGAAACCCGGCCGCACTGCGGCGCGAATCGTGGGTATGGTACACGAGCCAGCCACAGAGCCGGGCCAGCTGGACGATCTGCGCCTGGAAGCGCCGCTCCGAAATTCCGGGCAGGTCGTCGGGCGTCATGGCTCCTCCCGGCGCTTGCGCCGGCGGCGGTCGGGCAGGGCGAAGCCGGACCGCCGCAGGTGATGGCGGGCGTTCCAGACGGCGGCCGGGGTGGTGCCCAGCGCACGGGCCACGTCGGCGGCGGGCCGGTCCGCCGTGAGGGCGCCGAGGATCTTCAGGTAGCGGCTCGGCATGCGCACGCCCAGGCGATTGAGCTTCATGCGGCACGAACAGGCGGTGCGGTCCAGAACGGCGGCGAGAGCCGCACACCAGAATCCTTCCAGGCGCAGCGTCTCCAGCAGGCGCTCCTCCGACTCCGTCCAGGGGCGTGCCGCTTTCCGGGCCGCCATGATCACTCCTTGCCCGGAATTGAACACGCTGCGACGTGCCTGTAGAAGATGCCGACCCGCGTCGGGAACACTGCCCCGCACTTCGGACACGGCCGGTCCTTGCGGTCGCCCGCGTAGAGCAGGGGCAGATGGGCCCAGCAATCCCCGCGGGCGACAGCCACGACGTAAGTAGGGCTGGTGCCGAAGTCGGCGGCGATGACGGCGGGGTGCTCCCCCGCGGCCTCGCGCCGCCTCATCTCCATGACCTGATCGGCCGTAAAGCGGGAGGTAACGATAACTTCGCCCTTCAGGTGTTCGTGGTTGGCACGGACACTCTGCCCCTTGGCCTGTCTCCCCTTGACGACCTTGTCAGTGATATTGTCCGCGCCGGTCCCCAGGAACAGGTGATCCGGCCGACAGCACGGCGGGTTGTCGCAGCGGTGGAGGACGCAGAGTCCTTCGGGAATCTCGTCAACGCAGAGCTGGTAGATAAGGCGATGGACCTGAATGATGCTCTCAGGCCAATCCCAGTTCTTCAGGTGAATGGAGCCGTAACCTCTGCCGTTATTCGCACCCCGCCACTCCCAGCACCCCGAGTCGGTAATCTCGATACGTTCGGAGAGCTTCCACAGGAGATAGGCCGCGGCGACGCCTTCGGCCGGGCCGCGCAGTTGAAACGACGGACGTTGCGGGGTAGGCTCTTGAACAGCCATGACCGGGCCTCCTAAACAGGTCGGGTTGTGGTTAGAGCCTGGGGGGCGTCGCAAGCGCCCTTCAGGCTCGTA